TATAATCAGAAGAAAGGACGAAAAAAGTCCGCCCCAAAACCAACATTAATTGTTAGTTTTTCTCCTGACGGGGCCATAATAGTTTTTCTCATATCCAATCTTGGTTCATTTTCATCCATAAAGTTTCTTATGTATTTTGAATCAGCGATTGGCATTGATTCAACAAATTTAGCTATCTTTGCTCTATCAGTAGACCCATCAACTTCAACTATTTCTTTTTGTAGTCTCCATGTAATTCTTGGAACAATTCTACCTTGAGGGTATGTTTCCGCCATTTTACCAATTTCCAAAATTTCACCGTAAGTTAACGGTTTAATTTTAATAGTTGATTGTGATTTTGGTAAATTTATAATAAACGTACCATCTTCATTCGGTTGTTGACCATTGATAATTGTTAATTGGTCTAGCATTACATTGGTTTGGAATTGTTTTTTTGTTACAGGGTCGTTTACCGTCATTGTTAATTCAGGTCCAAACGCCGTGTTCCTTAAAAAGATTAAGATAGCTTCAACGTCGCCCTCAATTAAATCTTCAACTTTAACATCCGGTTCATAAATTTTTGACCTTAATAATGTTGTTGTCAAGTCACTACCTCCCCCCATCAGAATATTTTCATCTGACGCAGTTAAGTAACCAACTTTAATTGATTTCTTTTTGTTTTTGTAAAAAATACCTTGTGAAGGTAATGGTACCACATCGTGTGGTAATGTAAAATTTTGTTGACCGTAGTCCATTGATTGATTATCCATATAAAAAAATTAACCGTAAAGTTTATGCTCTACGGTTAAATATAAATAAAGATAAAAATTTGTAAAGAAGATTAGTAAACTAATACACATCTATCCATTCTCAACTGAGCGGTGATAGAAGCTAAACCATCTGTTTTGTAGTCTAACGTATTAAAGTTAACATCTTGTAGGAATGTTCCATAAAGAATCCATTTCTCTACAACTACCCCTGTTGGGTCCAACATTTCGAGGTCAATGTCTTTTTTGTAACCCGCAGCATAACCCATACGACCTGTCACTGATTCAGCATGTAAACGAACCCACTCCATAAGAGCTTGAGCCGCTGACGGTCCAATTGGGTCACGGAATGTAACGTTAATTGTTTGCCAGTTAAATCTACCCGCAACAAACGTTGATGTGTTTAAGAACTGTATTTCAGTTGCTGCAATAGATATGTGTGGTCTGGATGCAGATTCTACAAACCATTCGTTGATACCCAAACTTGACGGAAACCTTAAGATAAAACGATTGACACGTTTTGGTTCATAAGGTATCGGCATTTTCATTAATAAATCAGCCATGTTATTTTAATTTTTTTTTGTTTTGTTGTTTATATCTATAAATATAGTCTTGTTAAAAAATTTTTCTCTTTACTTTATTTTTGGTGAGATTATTCTTTATTTATATTCTTTCTTAGCTCCTCCAGCAGTAGAATAAGTCTTAACTATATTATCTGGTTTATTTTTGAAGTGCTTATTCATTACTTCTACATTCTTAATATCATCATCTGAAAATCCAATAACTGGTTGCTCTGGTACAAATTCATTTGATATTTTATTTTTAATATATGCTTTCTTATGTAAAACCCCAGCCATAGCTTTTATGTAAGACACAAATTCTTCCATCGCACGAACTTTTGCCTCCTCAGGATTGGTCGCACCTTGTTCATCACCAAAAGACACGGGGTGAAACTTACAAAGTTCCAAGTATGACTTAATTAATTCATCATCACTCATATCGTCTTCATCTACAAACGTCCTGTATTTTTTAAGGTTCTTAACTAGTTGGTCTTTACTTATTCCGTGGAAACCATCAATAATATAGTTATAAACCGCTTGTTTCAAAGTGTTTGGATTGTGACCTCTTGCAGTAATTATTGAAAAAATCGAACCATTATTAATTGCTTCTTTGAAATCATTAAAGGCTGGACCTAATTTTGCCCTCATTGAATCAATCAAAAAATCTTTATCACCTTCAGTTCTAAAGTTTCTGAATGGATTATCGGCAAACCCAACAACAGTTTCACCTTTATATTTGAAAGGTTTTTTTCCAATTTCACTTCTGTATTCGGCAAAATCATCGGTACTCATACCAATCTCATCACCGTCTTCAGTTTTTAATATAATTTTTGTTGGCATATGAACAATATTATCATCCCAATCAAATGCATAATATTTCATATCTGGTGAACCCTCACCTTTGAACCCCTCTATTAATTGTTGTATCATGTTCGGCTAATAGGGGGTACTTATGTACCCCCATAAAATTTATTAGATATTTTCAAACGAAGCGCCTGTTGGAGTGATAAAGAATTCAATATCGATGAACTCCAATGCTTTCGTAGGTTTTAAGTAGATTTTACCAACAAGTCTGTTAGCATCTAAATCTTCAGGTGTTGAAGAAACTGTTACACGGAAATCGTACAAACCTCTGTCTCTTCTGATAGAATCTAAGATAGGGTTAACACTATCCAAGAATTGTTGTCTTACGATTTGGTCGTTTTGTTCAAACAACAATCTTACTGCCACAGCTGAAATTAATTTACGAGCTTGTAATAATAATCTTCTTACATTCAATCTGTTTAATGCTGAATCAGCAACTTGTAATGTTTTGTTACCCCAAATTACAGTTCCAACATCAGAGAAAGTTGCGATAGGGTTAATTCTACCTTGATACAATGTATCTCTATCAGTTTGTGTAAGTTTTTGTCTAGCTTTGATTGAGTTTACAAGACCTCTTGTGTAACCCGCCGATGCGAACCATGGGAATGAAATGTTATCAGTCAACGCTAAGTTTCTACAAACTTCACCAGTTGGTGGTAAGTAAATTTGTGTATTATTAACAGTATCTCTCGTTAAAATCCAAGGATAATAAGTTGCGGTATAGTTAGAGTCAATACCCGTATTATTTAAGTTATCAACCGCTTCTTGTGAGTAGATGATATCTTGAGGGTTAGTTGAATCAGGTGTGTACATGTTATAGTCAGGAGTTGTACAGATATAAACTGAGTCAGCTCTTGAATATTGAATCATGTCGATTGCCTCTTCAACAAGATTCGAGTTATTAACATAATCGATACTTGCACTTGCAAATACATTTATGTTAGTTGCCTCAGGGTTAGCAAATGTTAAGATACCAAGTAAGTAAGCGTAGTAGTCGGTGTTCGCAAAATCTTGTGTGTTATTTTGAACTACAATTCTTTTGAATAAACCGTCACCAGTTGCATTAGGGTATCTTGAAGAAGGATAAGCTCCTGCCAAGTAACCTGAAGAACCCAATTGGAATCTATCTTGGTTTGTTCTCCACTCTCTATAAATGTCCCATCCGTCAAATCCACCAGCAAAACATATTGTATATTTTCTTGCATAAATGAAGTAGTATGGATTTTCTTGTGTTTCAGGGTCAAATCTAAAATCAGCGGTACCACATTCAAATGCTGTTTGTCCACTTGCCATTGATGTATTACTAATTGTAACAACCGTAGCACCTGAGTCCATGTGGAAACCTTTGCTTAACACATTCCATTTAACTGAATCTGTTGCGGTTTCCCAACCTGATTGAGGATTTTGTTTACCTTTATATGTTAAGAATGATTCATCAATTCCATATTGTGTTGAAAAACCTAAATATGTTCTTCTAACAATATCACCAGGAGATTCAACTGCATTTGAACCACCAACAGAATTACCAAATGGAGGGTTAGCAATTGTTTCACCAGGATAATCATATTTTGTTTTGAATTTTGGATATGGAGAAGGATATGTTGCATAATCTTCATATTCTCTTTGAGTATATCCGTAGAAACCGCATGGTAACGCATCTATAGGATATTCATCAGCCAATTCAATCATTATGTATTTAGAAATCAAAGCGAACTCACCATTAGATGAACCGATTTTTTTAGCCACAAAATTGTCAGAACCTGGGTCCATAGTACAGTTTGTGAATTTTTCAATTACAACTGGATTAGCATCTGTATCGTAGAAGTTTCTAACTAAAACATCAAATGTCATATTGTTAAATGATAAGTTAGCAATAGAAACTTTAATTTCAGTGTTTGC